CCCCGCCATTGCTGACGGGGTGTAAATCTGTGTTGCGTGTCTAACTCTCTGTGGAGTGTGCTAGACCGTAGGCGCTGGCTCGGATGCGAGTGTGTCAGGAACCTTATTGCCGTTGGCTACATAAGCAAGATAAGCCTGATAATCAGAATTGGCTGGGTCTAGTGGAATAAACCATTCCTTACCATCTTCATCTGTTCGTTGAATCATTGTGCTTTTATCAAGTTCCGATATAAGAATTTCATATCTAATCATAATTATAACTCCGCGCTTATTGTGATAACAGGTGAATTTTGCAAAGCCGCGTGGCCAGCATATCCTGGAGTCATTCCCGAACTTGTTATTTTAGCGTTGAAACCATTGATAGTTGCGGAATCAATAACGATTGCACTGGAATTATATCCAGTGCCAGCAATATAAACAGCAATAATATTAGAAGCACTGAAATTTATACTTGGTGTTGCTCTCATTGTTACTGGGAAAGGTCTAAAAATATAAGCATTGGTACTTGAATAAGCAGAACCAATACCCAAAATATCAGATGTTGTATTGATAGTTTGATAATACCTCTGACAAGCCGCTAACTCCCCACCGATACTTCCCCCTGCTCTTGAGAAGGTTGTCGCGGTAGAACCAAGTTCTAGTTGAACGCCTGTAATTTCAAAGTAGTCGTTGGTTCCTGCGGTTCCAGTTGGAGTGAATGCGAATTGAGCGGCTAATTGGGTAATTGAGGTTGGAATAGTGACGGTTCCAGTAAAGCGTTGCCATGTTGTTGTGAGAGTTGCGGAAAGACCAAGTTGAGTTGCCGCTCCAGTTAATCCCGAAAGCGCGTTTTGGTCTGTGCCAGTACCCGAAGTTAAAAAGTAACTGAGAATGTTGCTTGTTGCTGAATAGTTTGCGCCAGCACGGGCGTAAAAGGAAAGCGTTACTTGTTTCCCGACAAATGGAATCGTGTTGATAGTTTCAAGGTTTTGGGTTAAATAGAGGTTACCAACGCCTGTCTGCCCTGAGTTGCGCTGGTAACGGAGCGCGTATTGAATGTTGGGAAGATTAGTTGTGTCTGCCGTTGCTTGGCGAGAAATGGTTACGGCTTGGTTGGCACCCGTTAAGGTGCAAAATCTGTCGGCGGTGTAAGTAATTCCAGATGAAGCGGCTATGGCAATACTCGTTCCGCGTTGCCAAATGTCCATACCGCCATTGATGATGGCGTTTTTACCTGCAGCACTTGTTGGGTTGTAACGCAAGCCTGTTGATGTGGAACTATCGGCTACGAGTATTTGGCCGTCAGCGCCTACTGCGGGAATATACCCGCCATTATATTTAATTGACATATTAAGACAACTCGCTTCCAAAGGCTTGAAATGTAAGTGCAGATGCCGTTGCTGTGTTAACGGTAATCACGTCCGTCGTAGCCAAAGTAATACCATTGGTGTAAGTAACAGTGCTGTAAGCAGGAATCGCTTGCGTATAAACAAAAGCGTTGCCAGTAGCCGCTGTCGCTCCTGCCTTGCGGATATAAACCGTAGCGTTAGCGACGGTTGCCGTTGTGTTAGTAATAGCAATTGTTGAAACAATTGTTGAGGTTGATGCGGGTACTGTGTACAAGTCAGCGTTGGATGTATTTGCAGGAGCCGACTGCCCTAGTATTTTATATGTTGTTGTCATTTGTTATGCTCCCATGTTAAGAAAAGATGCCAAATTAGAGACATCCGTTGCTGTTGATTGTGTTGCTAGTACCGATGTATCGGTAATTCCGTGTACTGAGGTAGTTGCCGCGTAATGCGTCTGGGCATCTGTTAGATCCTGAGCAGTAATAACGTGGCGGATTACAGCGCCTACAGCGTGGCTTTGAGGGGTTGTGCCGTTAAAGCCTCTGCTGATGGTAAGCGTTGTGCCAGAGATGGCAGTTACTGAGATAAGTTCTTCAGTTGCTTGGTTATAATCAAAAGCCAAAATAAACGGAAATGAACTTGGATAACCAACTGGCGCAACGCTTAAAATTGCAGTTGTGGCTGTGCTAGTAATAGCACTAGCAAGCGTGTTATCTACAGCAATTGCGGAATAGTATCTTGTCATTGGCTATCCTTATGATGTGTAATGGGTGCGAGGTGGGAACTGCTCTTGCAGACGACGAATCTCAATTTGCAGGCGTTGCTGGTAAAGATTCTGAATAGAACGGCCAATGTTGACTGCTGAGCCAATGGGATTGTTTTGACCCATAGAACCTGCTTCTGCAGACATCGCAGGTACCCGACCAAAATCTAGGTACATTGCGGTACGGTAAGCGGCTCCCAAGACGATTACCTCACGGCAAGTATCTTCAAGACCAGTCATNGAAAAATCATCTGTATCGTACAAAAGCACAGTAGGCTTTTTGGTGTAAGTCACCATGATCTGACGACCAGGAATAATGCCTTCACGGATCGAAATAGTCTTGCCACTGTTCCATACAATTGGGTTAGCGGTACGATCTACACGATAGTGACGGATAGGTAGCCATTCCTTAGATGGGCCGATGGTCTGCCATGAGGCAGCAAGAACATCTACGCATTCATCTGGCAGGACATAAGTTGTCACTGCGGCTTGAAATGTAAAGAGGGTGTAGTAGACACCGAACAGGTCTGGGTAAACAGCATCAATTGCCTGCTGCAAGTTACGGCGAATAACTGAGCGTGGGAACGATGGTGTGATAGTTACCCGTGTGCCTGCTGTATGTACCGCAGCGGTTGTATCTCTAAATCCACGACCATAGGCAGGGATTGTGGCTGTGTTACTTGTACGGTCAAAAGAGTCAACCCATATCAACTCTTCGTCAATCTCAACCAAACCACGTGTGAGAACGGTGCCATCGGCAACGACAAAGGTTAAATCGGTTGCAGCCATTGGGCTTGTCAGAAATGTAGCCTGATCTTGACGGTTAGTGTAGCCCGTAAGAGAGAGCGATGTCTCATCAATTAGTTCAGAAAATAGCGTCATGATGCAATCTTCGATGCTGCTAGATTCTCGCCAAGGCCAGAGGTGCCAGCAAGTGCGTTAAGCGCACCTTGCAATGCCAACCGTTTGTTGGGAACCGAATTGCGAGTGGCGTAAAGGTAGTTTAATGCACCCACTAGGTCCAAAGGACTTGGAGGGTTTGCCCATTTATTAGCAGCACCTTGAGTATCAAGTGTTGGCACACCATTAACAATGGTGCCTGCCAATCTGTTCATACTATACTGCAAACTTGGTATAGTCATTATCTACCTTTCGCCGAACTTGGATGTGCTATTACTTGCACTTCTTTGTTACCTATAATGATGGTCTTAGTTGTTACTTGATTGGCTTGACCAGTAATCTTTACTTGTTTGTTGGCCATGTAACAGTGCCGCCAACACCTTCGTATGAACCTTCTGGTGTAGCAGTTGGCTTACCATCTAACTTGCCTGATGTCTTTGCCATGTTTGAATCGCATCCGCATGAAGCACACATATTACTTTCCTTTAACTTTCTTTAGGTTTGGGTTGGCTTTCTTCGCCGNTGGCNAAGCCTTACGTGTTGCACTTGCTAGGATTGCGCCTGCATTCTTCATAGGCACGCCTTCCTTTTTAGCNATGGACTTCTGTGCTGCTGCAAAGCCCATACCTTTTTTTGCTGTTGCCATTAGATTGCTCCCGTTTCTTTCATCACTGTTGCGCTTTTCTTGGTAATCTTTTGAGCCGCTGGCATAGTTTCTGCGTTATACGCAACGCCTAACTTATCGCTGGCTTCCTTTGCTTCCTGTACTGCTTTCTTGGTAGTACCTGCTGGTTGCATGCCCTGTGAACGAGCATCGGCGTAACCATCAAGTTCGGCATTCCACTTCTTAGTGGACATGCCTTTGTTACCCGCAGCATCACCTGTGGATAATTCAAGAGTTTTGGCCTTACATCCAAAGCAGTCGTCTACATATGTGGTGTGTTTGGAGTGTGGTGATTCGACTTCCTCATAACGAGGAATTTCATTAAAGACATCGCTGCATTCCAAACAACCATACTTGATAGGCACAGAATCGTAATTCGCATTTAGTCCCCAATCAAGGATTTTTACTGAGTGCTGATGCGACATTCTTTTTTACTCCTTTGAAAAAATCAAGATTGCGTTGGATACGTTCTGTTTCTTCGCCTTTGCCTTTAACGGCTTGCTCGGCAAAAACTATTGCTTCGTCAATATGCTTGAGGTTATAAGCAGCGATGCTTGCAAGGTCATAGGCTTTCCAATCCCACACCGCTGATTCGTAGCAATAGTGAACGGATCGGGGACGTTCCAAAGCATTGATAGAAGCATCTAAACACCTTGTCCAATCCTCACGACGGTAAGCATCAATTGCTACGCCATACCAAGATTCACCTTCGCGGGGAAGAAGTTGTACACCTTTGTCATACCATTGGGTAGATTGTTCATGCAAGCCCAATTGGTGAGTAGCCTCACCTGCCCATCGGCAGACGGCTGCTTGTTCTACATCCCAGCCATTGAGCAAGATTTGTTTCTCTGCTGAGTCAATTACCTCTTGCCACTTGTGGTGAAAGTAATACTCACGAGTCATGTAAGTCCACATGCGGGCATCTGTAGGATTTTCTTTTACTGCCATCTCTAGCAGTGTTAGGTATTGTCCTCGAGATTTTGTGTTGTCGGGAAGGTGTTGTATAACGGCATTGCGGATGTCACAATCTCGTGTTGTGCCTTCCCCGTACCACAGTTGCACTTCGTGGCATGGATATTTCCAGTACCAACCAAACCTTGAGTGGAGCCTGTCACGTTCCCATTTTTGGCCAGTATCCATGCTGATCCAGCCAAGATGTGTACCTGGTAGCCACTTTTGGCGGACTTTCTTAAAGAAAGTTTCTTCGGGAACTTCGTCCATATCCAAGATAACGCAGACATCGGCATCCTCTGGTACAAGTGATAGGGCTGTATTACGAGCCACATCAAAGCGAAATGGATCTAAATAAATCTGATGGACTGTTACGCCTAATGCTCGCAGCATATCCTGACTACCATCGGTAGAACCTGTATCTACTACTACTCGATAGTCTGCATCTTTGGTGGCTTCGACCCAACGCAGAATGTGCTTACTCTCGTTTTTACATATAGAATAAGTTGCTACTTTGGTCTTGGCCATGGCGCAATCGTATCACATACCGCCAAAAAGTAATATATCCCAAAGGTTTGCTGCGCCTGTGGCGCCAGTTGATCCAGTTGATCCTGTGCCACCTGTGCCACCTGTGGCACCTGTAGACCCTGCGGCACCAGTGCTGCCTGTAAGGCCTGTAGGCCCTGTAGGTCCTGTAACACCAGGATTACCTGTGATGCTAAAATTCCAAATAGCGTATGTTCCTGAACCGCCAATGGTGTCAACATTGATCGTCACAGATGAAGATGAGATGGAAGTAATTAAACCTTCCATAAAGTTAGACGGAGTTACGGTATANAANGCNCGNACTCGTGCGCCATTAAGGTAAGCACCTTGACCAGCAATAAGAGCAAAGGTTTGCGACCCTGTAGCCACTGTAACGCTAGTAAGAGAGGCTACCCCGTTATA